AGGTTGGTCTAACGTCGCCGCCTGCGTTCATTGGCTGGATAGCGTTATAAATTGGGCGGCCTGTGTTATCAGTTGCACCCATTAGCAAAGACCATTGAGAGGCATTAGCTAGATAATTTTGTGCAAAATAGCCAGTACCTTTATAGGCGGCAGCGGTTTGTTCAGCTGTGTAAGCAATAATGCCGGCACTTGTTGCAGCTTGTGGGTTAGCTTGCTGTCCACCAGCTGTTAGAGCTGCTACTACTGCCGTATCTGTTGCAGTTAAATACGCGTTTTGTAGTTGAGCTGTTAATTCTGCAAAAAAATTAGGGTCTGAGCGCTCTAAAAGCTCTACGCTGATAGTGTTCATACCGCTGTACTTAGATACGTTGGCAGTTAAATAAGCTGTTTCCATACCTGTATTTTGTACCGCTCCGGCCTCAGCTTCCACGGTTACTACAGGTGCTACACCTGTACCGCCGCCGTCTGAGGTTACCAATGAGGGTACGTTTATGGTCATACCGCTAGCAGGCAAAACGCCACGGCTGCAAGCTTCAACCGCGCTTCTTACAAAACGGGTGTTAGTTACAAACTCAGATAAATACTGCTCTGGCTTAAACGCAGGGTTTGTAGTAAAACTATCATCTGCCGCTGTTACATAGAGCTTGCTTTGGTCATTACCTAGAGCAGCCTTAATTTTATGCTCTGTGTATGTTGCCATATTTACAATAGGTGTGCGTACTCTTTGTGAGTTTAATGCACTTGGCTTAATAATTCTGCGAGCGGCTTCTACCGGTGTAGTTTCACCCTCGGCATCATCTTTTTCATAGCTAACGCTTTTTAGCGTTACTGTTGCACCGTCTGGCAAAAATGTTGCCTCTGATGCTACTTCGTCCGGGGTTTTGTCCACGGTTTCACCTTTCGTTTCTGTTGGTTGGTTTTGATTTACTGCGTTTTCTTGTGCAGCAATTTTTAACACGGCAGCGCTTGGAAATGCAGCGCTCTCTACTAGAGATACCTCTTTTAAGGTAGCAGCCGTAACTAGCAGATAATCTTTTTCTGGGCGTGAGTCCTCTACCTCTACACCTACACTAAGGCCGTCCATTAACTGTTCCTGTGCAAGCAAAATTGCGTCAGTACCACGGGTGCTAGCACTTACCTTAAAGCTGGCATATAACCCGGTCTTATTGCTGGTAATACTTTGCATACGCCCTACAGGTTTAGAGTTATCGTGCGACATTAAAAGTTTTACTTTAGATACCTCTGGCACGGTTATAGAGTTTTCTGCAAACACTACGCGCCCGGCGCTTGTGTTGCCTACTTCTCCATACGGCGCAATTTTGCCAGCAATAGTACGGCGCTCACCGTTATCTACTGCTTCTATGTTGCCACTAAATGTTAATAGCATTTGTAGGCCTCTCTGTTAGTCCGGTTGGGCTTAGTTCTTCCATACTTTGTGCCTGCTCTAAGTCAATTAAACCTAGATTAAGCATTTTTTCTATAGCTTCCAAACGCGCCAAAGTATCAGCGCGTAAAAATGTTGTATCAAGTGAAAAACGCACCTGATTTCCACGCCGGGTTACGTCGTCCATACTAAGTCTATTTTCTATGGCGCTAATAAACGGCTGTAATGAGTAAGCTACAAACTCTTTGCGCCCGTCTATGATATTTTGGTAAGTCATTGAGTTATTCATATCCGCGCTTATGTAATATGCTGGTACGTTCATTAAACGCGCTATCTCTGTAGCTAAATACTGTGATGCCTCGTTATACATCATTTCTTTAGGTGAGTAACCGACAGTTTGATAATCTAACGTGCTAGTTAAATAAGCCGTGCTGCGTGAGTTACGCGCGGCTTTCCAGCTAGCTAATAGCCCTTGAATCTGTGCCTCTGGTAAATCTGCCCCACTATTTTTAATAAAACCTGTAGCCATAGGTGTAGCAGCTGCAACGCTTGCCGCTTTTTGTATGTCTAGCGCCGCTTGAATTGTACGCCCGCCTGTTTCTAATACGCCGGGTAACAGACTTTGAAAAGTTACTAAAGAGCCTACGCCACTATCTGGTACGCGTATGCCATTTATTGAGTAGTAATCAACTTCATCACCGTAATTATCTGTAGTTACTGTAACGCGTGTATTAGCTACCCACTCAAACCCACTAGGTCTGCCGTCATCTTCATACAAAGACGTAACTCTCCAATAAGCAACCCCGTACATAAGTAAACTGTCCACGGTGTAACTTATGGTTACGCTGCGTGGTTGTCTTATGTCCGGTTGGTCTAGCCAAACAGGCGTTTGTAATTTACGGCCTGTACTTTTTTGTATTAGCTCTAAATCTATACTTGCAATTACCCCACATATTAAGTTACGGCATCTACTTACCGCCGGTACTTGTAGCGCTACGTTTCTATCTATAAACGGTACGCCGCTTGTATTGTATAAACCGCCAAACGTATAAACACCCGCGCCGTAAGTTTGGGCCATAATAGGCGGCGATAATTGCGCCTCTACGTCTTTTTTACGCAGGCCTATAGTTTGTAGTAATCCCATAGGGGCATTATTGCCTAAAAGTCAAGTATAGGTAGAGAGTTTAGCTTTGGGCGTGTCTAAACATATACTTTAGCCTCTGCTACAGGTTGCGCCAATATATGTATCACCATAGCTAGTCCAATAGGTATATCTACAGGCCCGGCAGACTTGCGCCTAACAATACGCCACGCGTCCGGGGTTTGTTTAGCTGCACAGTTAGCCATTTGTTGTATTAACGCATCTTGCCCGCTATGGCGCAAGCGGTCATTTACTAAAGCGTCGTACATATCGCTACAGGCTTGGTAAAAGCTCTGCCCCGATACGTCCCGGGTTTGTACCCCTGCATTTTGTAGCCTTTGAGCAATACTGGCAGTAGTGTATTTGTCGTAACAAACTAAACGCGGGTAGTACATATCGGCCCATTTTTTTATAGAGGCTGCTATTACCACTTCATCTACTGCTACCTGAGAGCTGTAGGTTTCTAGTACGGCTAGGCCTATCTTGCCATTAGGTAACATCTGGCCCATTACTAAACTGGCATCTCGGCGGCTAGGGCTAACGTCAAAGGCAAAGACAGTAAGAGGCCCGGGGCTCATTTTTAGGTTTATATCGCTGCTATCTTCCACACTTCCAAAAGGCCAGGGGCTCTGGAGAGAGTCTATCCATTGACTAAGACTTTCTGTCCTAAATTGCTCTGTAGTCTGTACTGCTAGCGCCTCTTGCAAAGCCTCTTCCGTTATTAGTATGCCTAACGCCGGGTTAGCAGCTGCCCACGCTTTACGGTCATCTAGGGCGCAAAATGGCGGGGCGCTATATTCGTAATAGCCTAAAGACGGCGGCGGGTTACTCTGGCAGCGGGTGCGTAATTCGTTAAGAGTTTCGGAAAAACCGTCGCCGGCGTTGCTACAAAATAGTGTTTGACTATTAGGCCTAGCGCGGGTTACAGGTAGAGCAGCTGCAAAGGCCTCAGGGTCTATCTCTCTAAGCTCATCTATAAATAAGAAATCAGCGCTAGCACCGCGCGCGCTATCGCGGGTAGCAGCTCTAACATCTAGCCTAGCCCCGTTTTTTAAGATTATGGCCTCATTACCATTAGTGTAAAGTATTTTTTTAAGGTCTTTTTTTAGCTCCGGGCTGTCCTCTATGGCATTGGCTACCTCTCTAAAAGTAGTAAGAGCCATAGACCTAGCAGAGCTTATTACTATGTGGTTACGCTCATTGAACAGAAACAGCCCTGCTAAAATACGCATACGCGCTAGATGAGTCTTGCCGTTTTGCCTAGACGTAATTGCAAGGTTTGATTTACGGATAAACATTTTATTTTTATCTATTGTGAGCATATCGTCCAAAACAAAGCGCTGCCACGGTAAAAGAGGCAGGCCGATACGCTCTGCAAGCTCTGCAACCTCACCGCCCCTAGTAGGGCCAGATAACAAAACGTTATGCAGGCGTGGTTGCGCTAGCCCCCGGATAGGCTGTTTAGGTTTGGTACTCATTAGTCTAAGGGCTGTTCAGGTTGGCCCAAACAAGGCCCGCTTTGGGTCATTACAGCGGTTTTCGGGGAAATAATGCCAGAAAAGACAGGGGGGGTAGCCGTCTTGGCTAAAAAAACGCCCTGTGATTTATTGCCTTTTTGTACGTTGCAACGCTTGCAACAAGCCACAGCGTTATCAAAGCTAAGTACTAGCTCTGGGGCTTTGCTTACAGGTATAACGTGGTCTACTTGGTCTGCATCTGCCCCACAGTAATAGCATATAAAGTTATCTCTAGCCAATACTTGATTTCTGAACTTATACCTATAAGCCCTGTTCACTCTAGGGTCGCCACGTTTAGACACGCTTAAACATTTCTTCCGCTTCAACCTCTACGCAAGGTATGCACCACGCCTCGTAATCTCTATGCTTACTCCATATAATCTCACTAGCATCACTAGCTAAACCACAGTTTTTACATATAACTATACCCATTTAATACCAACCCCTTTTCTTATGATGAGATAGAGCTTTACACGGGCTACCTTTATAGCGTTTATCTATGTACTTTAGCCCTAAGTCTATCTGTTTATAAGGGTTTGTTTCTTTCATATTTAACAGCTGTGGTATTCCATATGCGCTACTCTGTTTATTCTTGGCTTTATATCGCCAATTACTCTCTAATGTCCACAGCTTTTCTAAGCATACAAACTCTTTATAGTTACCTATCTTTATATGAGCATATATTTTATAAGCATCTATAGCGTTTATATCAGCCTTTACGGGTAAGGTCTGTAAAGATAGCAAGCCTAAGAATAGGCATAACTGTAGCCCTAGCTGTCGCAGCGTTCGCAAGCTAGCGCCCTTCGGGGCTTGCGTTCCGCGCAGACAGCGTACCAAAGAGCGCAAGTACATTTCAATAATGTGGATAACTTGAGCGGGGCTTCGGCGTGTTGTCCACAGCTTTTTAACGCCTGTGGATAACTTAATTGCGTACCTGCCGGGCATTGGCCACGTCTACTAGCGTTATATCTAATAGCCCACAGCGTGTGCATTGTAAGCATTTGACGTTAGGTGGCAGGTGGTCAGATACCACGCGCTCCAGCTGTAGGGTAACGGTCTTGCATTGTCTGCATTTAGCCTCTATGTAAAGCATAGTTTTTAACCCCATTATCTAATAACTATTGGTTTGTAGAATTGCATATAGTTAGCAAGCTCTAGGCGTACTACTAGCTTTGTTACATCTTCACGTACAAAGTGATTATGTACAATAGGCCTAAAGGGTTGCAGGGCCTCTACAGGCACTATAAATAGCCCGTCTGTAAACCTAAAGACTAGACGGTGATAAGCGGTTTCTAGGTCTTTGAACAGCGGCAGTATGCTCATTTGTTGCAACTTTGTATAGGCTACAAAGGTAGGCTGTGTGTAAGAATAATTACACCATAACACCTCTAAATCACCTATATAGCTTTCAAACCCGTTACCCTGTTTTTCGTTTATGTGAAAATCGGTAAAGTAGTACTTAGGCGTAGGGGTCAATACCCACGGGTATACGGTAGTAAGGTAATTCGCTACCTTTGCTTCACGCTCTAAACCTAGCTCTGTCTGTCTAATTGGTTGCACGGTTAGCCCTCTCAGACTCACTTAATAGCTCATCTGGAACAGGCTCGCGCTCTGCTATTGGGTCTAGGTTACGCCCAGCCTCTAATAAAACCTCTGCGTGGTCATCTGGCCTTAGCCATTTATCGCCGTACTGCCTTAGCCATAGTGGCTCACATTGATTAGCTTTGACCTTATCAGGGCATAAATAGCCTTTATATGGTTTATTAGTTTTGTTTGAGGTGCCCTCAATTAGCACTCTATGGCCGTGTTTACATATTGGCGGCTCTGGCATTGGCTCAGCGCCTAGCTTGGCCTTTAGCGCGCTTATAAACTCAGCGGCGGTAGGTACTGCCCCGCCTGCCCCGCGTGTCTGTAATGGGGCTTGTATGGCCTCTACTTTCTCCATATCTTGCCTTGTAGGCCTGCCAGCACCGCCGGGCGTTAGCAAGCCAATAACGCGCCCATAGGCAGAGGTAACGCAATTCTCTACCCAAAAATTAGCATTTACCCCGCGGTCTGACCTAACCTCTAACGCATAATCTACAGCGCTTGGTTTTTCATCTTCATAGTTTTTATAGGCCTCAGCTCTAATTAAGATATAACCGTTTTTTAGGTCTATGTCCTCTATGTAAGCTATTAGGCGTAACCCGGGAAACTCAGCCCGGGCTCTTTTAATTCTTGCGTTTACATCTTCATAGCCGTCTAAAAAGCTCATTTAGTTACCTCTTTTAAGGCCTTAGCTATATTGCGCCCTCTTAAGTAACCGTCGCCGTGGCCCTCACGGTAACCCGTACGGTAGGCAGCTAGCATAAACAGGCCTACTATTAGTACAGTTAAAGTAATTACAGCTATATCAGCTAACATATTCACCCTTTGTTAAGGCTGATTAAACTACACTAAGTAGCCCTCTCAGCGTGTAGTAAAAGTATGAGCCCTAACACCGACATAAGGCAACGCGACACGCTAGCGCTTTAATCTGTCCTCTAATAACATCTCATAAATACGGTCTACTTGGCCCTCTATACGCTCAACGCGGCCTCTAAGGTTATGCCCACCGTTACCGTCTGGCCTTAACTCTGATAAATAAAACTTAACTAAATGGCGTACCAGCCCAACCCCTACCGCTGCAAGGCTACATATACCTAGCGCTACGGCTAGTAGGGTTTGGGCTTGGTTCATTATTTAGCGCCTACGCCAAACTGTTTCTCTGAGGGCTGTAAAGCCTTTACTAAAGGCCCAATAAGACCGGCTAAAAAGGCGTTAGCCAATACTTTAGGGTCTGTTATGCCGGATATGTATAAGGCTGCAACGCTTGCTAACGCGGCGCGTCCATAGCTGTAGGCAGCTGCCTCTAATTGCTTTTTATTCATTTACCTAACCTGCTCTGCCCCTTATTCGATTAGCCCCTTGCTTAACTTTAGTATGCGTTTAGCCGCTTTTTGTGCATTTATGCTAACTTCAAAGTGCATTTCATCTTTTCGGTTACGGTAATCCCCGCCCCACGATAGGCCGTATTTTTTAGCTAGCGCTCTAATCATAGGTACTTTTTCGGCTGGGAAAGTGCCTACAGCTGCCAGCGGGTGTTTGGTCGCGTTAAGGTCTATAGCTGTACCGCTGCTATGGCAACTTAATTTATCTGTAGTACCGCGTACCATACGGAAAGCGTAGCCCCACTCATCTAAAGCGCCCTCATCTATTGGCTCTATTAGCGCGTGAAACTCAGCGGCAAAACCTACTAGCAAAGGCGCTACAGCCTCAGCACATCTCAGTTTTCTGTTAGTGCCGGGTACTGCGTAGCTTTTAATGCCAATTTCTGCCGGGTCTTTACTAGCAGGCCAGCCGTTATAACTTGTAAGCATATTACAATTTACTTTTTATTTCATCATAAATAGATTTACTTTCAGCCATAAGAGAAACAAATTGTGGTTTATCTAAAATATCTTTTAGCTTATTTAACTCATCTGTATTATTAACAGGCGTAGAATAAAAACCGTTTTGATTTGTTTTTGCTAATTCATCTTTAATTATTTTTTCATCTATATTTATTGCTTTAATTTGTAATTTATTGTTTATAGTTTCTAAAACTTCCTGTGCATTTTCTGTTACCTGTTCAAAAGTAAATATAGTTATTTCATCTTGATTATTTTTTATAGCTTTTAGCATTTGCATTGTATTTTCTATTGTGTTTAATATAGACTCATCATCTGTCGCGCCAAAAACTAATAAACTTGACGCTATGCTATCTTTGGGGTCTCTAATAGTTGATACAATTAAACTAAACTTGCCAATAGTTTTAATAAAACTGTCTGGATTATGTGGCATTGTGTAGCCCCATTTAATGTAAGTCGTTGGGTACGCAGCATTTAATAAAGCATTAAAATATCTACCGGCTGACCTTGAAACCGTGTCCATAAAAATAGATGGTTCTACTGGGTTTTCTAAACCTGACCAAGAGGTAAAGATTTGAGGCGGTTTAATCCACTTCAAAGTATTTTCTTCCCATACCCACTCATTACCAACAGGCTTAGAAACAGGCGCTTGCCACTCAAAATCAGCATCTAATATCCAAGACTCAAACGGTTTAGGCGCTATAAACACATCATTTTTACTATCATAAATGTAACCTTCACCTGCAAACTGTTTTCTAAAATTATTATTGTATGAGGTTTGTACCCAATTACCGCCCAAACCTAAATCATTAGCAAGAAAATCGGCGCCCCTATGCTCTAAATCATTAGAAACTACTAAGATTCTTTTAACTACACCGTTAATATCTATTTCTGCAAAATGTGCCATTAGATGGTTATACTCCCGCTTCCCGTCCAATGATAATAGGTATAACCGCCACTTACTGTTCTAGTTGGGCTGCCAGTTGTTGCCGTTGCTGTGTATGTACCTGCTACGCGCATTAAAATAATACCTGAACCACCCGCGCCACCTGTGCGGTTTTGACCTGTGCCGACAGGATTATTTCCATTAGAACCACCGCCACCACCACCGGTATTAGCAGTACCAGGGTTTCCATTAGCATTTGAGCCACCTGCTCCACCACCACCATTACCGCCGGCTGCACCTGTATTACCAATAGCAGTTCCACCACCACCACCGCCACCACCTGCGTAATAATAAGTACCGCCTACATTTTGACCAGTTCCGGTAGCTGCGCCCCAAGATGAGTAAGTAGGGCCATCACCAATACCGCCTATACCAGATGAGCCATACCCGCCAGCGTTACCAGTTCCATTTACAGCATCAGAGCCACCACCGCCGCCTGCGCCGCGCTGTCCACCATAAAAACCACCGCCGCCATTTTTGCCACCTGTAGTTCCTGTACCAGCTTGAAAATTAGTACTTTGTGAACGTCCACCGCCACCAGACCCACCATTACCAGCTAGATAACCTGTTGAATTACCACCGCCACCATAACCGCCGCCCTCAGCCGCGCTTAAAGCGCCAAAAGATGAGTTACTACCTTTACCGCCGGCAGTTGTTGCATTACCCCCACCTGCACCACCGCCACCTATAGTTACTGTATGCGTTGAGCCAAGCGTCAAAGTTTGACTAGCAAAAAATCTTAAAGCTCCAGCGCCACCGCCGCCGCCGGTAGTATCGTTACCTGCACCACCACCACCCCCGCCGCCTGCAATTACTATTATGTCGGCTGTAACAGCGCGCGGGTAATTTTGTGAGGCAATAATCCCGATTAAACTCATTAGGCAATATCTCCAATTACCAAAAACGTATTTGATGCCGTACAGATAATGCTAGCTGCGCTATTTTGTGCGCGTAGTTTAGGTGCGCTAGAGCTTGCACCTGTGCTAGTTATTGTTACACCTGCACCTTGCGCTAGTGTTACTTGCCCTGCGCCTATTTGCGCTATGTTTATTACATCACCCGCGCTAAAAACGCTAGGCGGTACAGTTAAAGTTATTGGGCTTGCGTTATTAAGTGTTACTAGCTGGTTAAGGTTGCCTGCTACTAAAGTATATGTAGTGCCTGTTTCTGCATCAAACTCTAGCTTTAATCTTAATACAGCTGTACCGCTAGTAACGCCACCGGATAGGCCAGAGTCAGTACCGGTAGTAATGCCTGTAATATCGCCAACAGGTGCGCCAACCCAAGTTGCACCATCGTAGTATTCTAAAGCGTTTGTATCTTTCAAAAAAGAATACTGGCCTTCTTGTGGAGAAGTTATGGCGCTTGTGCGCGCCGCTGCACTAGCAAAAACTAATACGCCTTGCATTAAATAGCCGTTTACATCGGCGGCTGTTAAAACCTCACCTGTGGTAAAGGTCTTGAATCCCAAACCCGCTGCCATTGTTCCCCCTAATAGGCCAATACGCCGGTGTCTAGCACCCCGTATAGGCTTGAGTCTAGTATAAAGCCGTCTATTATCGGCTCTAGTGTGGTTAGTGTCGTTTTCCAGCTGTTAGGCGTAATTGCCATAGCTACGCCAAACACCTGTAAAGTCTTAGTTAAAGTAGATGAGCCCGGTTGGTTTGTAGTAATAGTTATAGGGTCAAAAAAATCTAGGTCTAGGGCTGCGATTATGCCGGCATTATAGTTATCTGTGTATAAATCTAAGGTAATGGCATCACATCTAATAGAGGTTTCTTTACGGCTAGCTACATAGGCTTGAGCGTAATTTAAGGCCTCTGCGTCTGTCTGCATTAGTAAGTTTTGTTGGTTATAGCTGTGTGTAAAGTATTTATCTATGCTTGGTTGGTCTATTGCTAGCTGCGTAGTACCGCCTGCTCTAGTTATAGAGGCCGCGTTAAATACTAACGTATCATCTAAACGCCATACAGCGTTAAAGTAACCTATATTAGTGCCGTTATCGTTAAACACGGTAGGTGTGCCGCCTATGCTTGCCGTGGTTACGTTTCTATCTTGAAATACAAATGAGCCGGTAGCATCTACATAAAGCGCCCCATACTCACTTAGGGTAACCGTCTGCATAGCTGCAAGGCTGGTACGGGCTGTGCCGGGGTCTGCCTGCAAAGTAGTTAGCCCCGCGTCTACATCACGCATAGAGGTAGGCCAACCTATCTGGTCTAATATCTGGTTAATGCGTGTGCCGGATAAGTCGCCCGCGGTAGCCCCTGTTACTGTAGCTATCTGTGCATTTTGGGCAAGTCTAAACGCATCTACCGCCGTTATTGTGGTATAAACAACGTCTAACGCATTTTTAGGCGTAGTAGTGTTATAGCTAGTAATAAAGCCGCTAAATATAGGGTAAGTAACGCTGTTATAGGTAGCAGATATAGCTACCTTACGCATAGGGTCTAATAACCCAAAATAAGGCCCGCTAGGGTTTTGAGGGTTAAAATCACCGTTTTGGTCTACTATTCTTAAAGTTAGTGTACCTGTTTGGAATTGGTCGGCCTGTGGGTTACGGCCTCTGTTAGTTTGTATTGTATCTACTACGTCAGACACATCTACAATTACTGCCGCGCTATCGCTTAATATGTTTGTATCTAATATACCCTCACCTAAAATCATAGCTTGGGCAAAACTAGGGCCAGTACTAAAGTTAATAATAGCGTTTATTACTGGCAGGGTCATAGCCCACCGGTGTAACGCAACGGGTCGCCCTTACGCTCTAAATCTAATATAGCTCTTTGTACAGCTAGGCTTATTGTGTCCTCACTACCTACTACACCTGCGTTTACGTTTATAGTTATGTTATCTGCCATACGGAAACGGGCAGGGTCAAAATTGCCAAAACTAGGCAAGGCGCTAGGGTTTAGGCTTGCTGTAGCTATATTTAAGGCGCGCTCACTTTCAGCTAATAACGCATCTGCCAGCGCTAACTCTGATTCTGCCAGCATACTAATAGCGTCTGCGTGTGCCTCTACAGCTCTAATAGCCTCTGGGTCGCCTGCTACATAACGGCTAGTTATATCCGGGGCTAATTCATTTATACCTGTTCTATCTTGGCTAGGCATTATTGGGCTTAAAAAGTCAAACCGTGAGCCTGCAATTTCTAACAGTTTTCGTATAGCTGCATCTAGGTTATCTAAGTTTATTAAATCTTTAGGCTTGAACCTTTCTAGTATTTTATCTATCTCACCTAGTTTATAGGTTTGGCCTGTAAGCGTACCTAATATAGCTAGCTCTGTGTTTAATTGCTTAGAAAGGCTAGTAGCGCGCTCTACGTCTTTATCTGCTATCGCGTCCTCTAAATCTAGCATTAATTGTTTTACTGTTAGGCGCTGTGCATCATTAGCTAGCTGTAATTTTTGCTGGTCTGTAGCATTTACGCCTAGCCTGTTGATTTCATCTTGTTTAGACAATATAGCGGCTTGTATCTGTATTCTATTTAAGTCAAATACATCTTCACCCTTGCCTAAAGCTAAAGCGGCTTTATCTAGTGCTAGTTGGTCTTTCTTTATTTTTAATTGTTTTGCTTGCTCGGCAGTTTTCTTTTTATCTACTGCTAAGGCTTTTACGTTAGCTTTATCTAGTGCTGCCTGTATCTTTGCACGGTTTTTAGCAGCTGCTATTTCTTTAGCAGGGTCTAAAATAGGCCCACCTAACGCCGCGCGCTGTGCTGCCTCTAGTTCACCTTTTTTAATTAGTTTATCTATTAACGGTGCAAGGTAAGTACCTGCCACCGGTATTAAGGTAGCAAGATTAGCTAAGCCAAACCCGCCCTCTGGCGCTTCTATGCCTATTTGTTTTACTAATAAAGCTAAACCTCTCAGGGCGTTAGCGGTTTCATCACTAAGGCGTTTCATACTGTCGGCAGCTGTATCTATACCATTAGTGCCGCCTAAAATAGTTATAGCATCTACTAGGCCCGTCCCTATAGTTTCTTTAGCTCTATCACTTTCTATAGTTAAAGTTTTCATACGGCCTTCAAACGTATCTACAGCCCTAGCCGCTGAGCCCTTAAACTTGCCCTCTAAAATATCTAAAATATCGTCTAACTCACCGTACGCTAATAAGTTTTTATCTAAACCTACGTTTAACCTACCTAACGCCGCCGTATTGCCCGACATAGCCCGGCTAATAGCTGCTGTAACGCTAGTTAAATCTCTACCTGTACCGGCTGATATATCTAAAGATATGCCTAATAGTTTTTGCGCTTTGTCTACGTCCTCAGTAACTCTAGCTAATTGACTAAAGGCAGGTACTAATTTATCGCCGCCTACCTTTGTTACATCTTCCATTTTGTCTAAAAATTGGTTTACCTCAGTAAATCTAAAACCTTCATTTAAGGTATTCAGAGCGCTAGTTAATTGTGCTATTTCTTTTTGTTGGTCATTAAATGCCTTAATAGATACCCGGGCAAACTGCACTACAGCGCCTACGCTAAAGGCTAAGCCAAACGATTTTGCTAGGCTTTTTACGCCTTTTTCTAATTTAGTGGTCGCCGTTTCAGCTTGGTTAAACGCTTTTTTACCTGTGAACTCAGAGGCTATATTTACTACTACTTGCGGGTCTACAGCCATTATGCCGCCGCCTTAAAATTATTATTAAATATAATTTTGGTTTTTTCTATAGCCTTGATTACAGCTGCGTTAGTCTTGCCGCCATCTTCGGCCCACGCTCTATAAATCGCCCGGCCTCTCATCTTTCTAGACCTACGCCCCGCGCCTGTTTGGTTATTAGCATCTACTATTTGACCTGTTGCATCTAGGGCATCTATAAACTGTTTACCCGCGTTAGGGTTTAGGCTTTGTGAGTATTGTTTACCGGTATGTCTTGTTTTATCATAAACACCATTTACATAGCGGTCTACTACGGGCCCTTGTGGTCTGCCTTGTGGGTTTAGTCGCCCGGCGGTTTCATAAATTGTACCTGCCGCGCTAACGTTAGCTATACGGGCTAAAGCTCTAAACCCGCTCCTATTAACTTTACTAGGCGCTGTCCTATAACCTATGCCTCTCCTAGCGGCAGCTGCATCATATCTAGGAAATTGTCTATATTTAGTGTCGCTAGCCTCTGCCTTACTCCAGCCGCTTAAAACAGTAGCAGGTATAAAACCGCGGGCCTTTGTTACTATAGGTTTTAGCAGCGCTGCCATTTCTTTTTGCAATTCTTTAGATAAGTCCGGCGTAAACTTGCGTAATGCCTTGCGCGCTTCAATAGCGCCGCTTAACTCTGTTGGCATCTTGCACCGCCTTAGCTTTGTCTGATAAAACTTTTAATATATTCTTAAACATTACATCATCTAATTCTAATAAATACTGGGGCGCTATGCCGGTTTCTACCGCTATTTGTGCGATTAGATAGCCAAAGCTACCGCGCCCCACTATTCCAAAGGGTCATCATCTAGTACCTCAACTTTAGCCAAGGTTTCTAGAAACTCTGCCCCAAAACTTTTTACTACTTCCCCGCTAGTGCGTAAACACTCCCAAGCAAGCCAGTAAACGTCGCTTTGTTTTTCATCATCTCTAAAGGCTTTATGAAAACCTTTTTTTGCATACAGCTCAAAGGCGTACTCAATACGGGGCGTAATCTTATGCTCGGTTACGCTTCCGTCTGCCCTTGTTATTTTAAGTTTTGCCATTGTTTGCCCCTTTGTCTAGTGGTTAAGGTGTTACGTCTACTACGATAGCTGAGTTACAAGTAAATGTAATG